ATCTGGGGCGGCAATCGAGAGATCAAGCCCGAGGAGTTACTCCCAGAATCTCGCGCGGCAGAGATCGCCGCCAAGATGGGCATGTGGATTCTCGACAATCCCGACGAGGCGCGCAAGCCCAAGGCGGAAGATATCGGAATCACGAAGGAAGAATTCCGCGCCTTCAACAAAGGCATCAAGTACACCTCAGAAAGAATCTTCCGAGAGATGACGAAGGATGCCTTCGCTGCGCGCAACGAGAAGCTTCGAGAGATGAAGCTCCACAATCAGAATCAACAGGAGCGCTATGAGAACGTGCAGAACTTTCTCAACGGCGCGTCTGAGTTCTGTATCTACACCCTATCAAGCGGCGGCACAGGCATCTCTCTCGATCATCGCTATATGCACACTCGACCCCGTCGCGTGATGTCTACGATGACCTATTGGGCTGAGGAGTTTGCTCAGGCTCTCGGTCGTTGTGTTCGTATCACCACACTCACAGATACCCTGCAGGAAATCTATGTCCCCGAGGGCACAATCCTCAGCGACCACATGGCGCCCAAGCTGGCGAGAAAGCTCAAATCCGTCGACGCCATCGGTTCATCGAATGTCGACCTCGCAGGCGAACTTGAGAAAGCCTTGCGCGATCGCCAAGCCGCAATCAAACTCACGGCCGACGATCTCGCCGCCTCCGAATCCACGGGCGTGATCGAGACCGACGAAGACGAAGACGAAGACGACAACGAAGAAACACCCGCATCCTAATATGTATCAACGCAAGACACCAAGCACCCGCAAGAACTACTTCCTCACAGCCAAAGAAAAGAAAGCAATTAAAGCATTCATCCGTAAGAATCCAAACCTATCACAAACAGAAATCGGACTCCGCTTCGGAGTCTCTCGCGGCACCATCTCCAATATCGCACGTCTATGAAATGTCCTATCTGTAATGCAAACGAAAGCGCGCTGCAGCCCAGCGAGCCAAACAGCAAAGCCTTCAACTGCGCCTCAGTCTTCTCCGTCATCGGAGGAGAACCTCGCGACGAAGTCTATCGCGGCCCAAAGTGCGTCGCACTCTGTGACACCTGCGGCCACAAGCTACCACACCACGTCGCCGAGTGCGCCGGCAACCTACGACGCGAGCGTCTCGTAGAGATTCACCGCTCGCCGCTCTATCAATCTCTCGCCGAGAAGCTCAAAGCCTACGACGGCCAAGCCTTTCGCGACCGCAACATGATCAACCGCCTATGTGCACGCATCGGGGCGCTCGAAGACAAGATCAAATCTCTACAACGCCAACTCCAACGCAACGACAAATGACTGACCACCACAACCACGTCCAGACCCGAGGCAAACCTATCCAGCAAACGGGAGATCCTTGGCACATCGGCAAGGACGAACTAAGAGAAGCTTGTAAAGCAATCAAGAACTACAAACTCCGCGACGAGATGTCATACTTCAAGAAGAAAAACAAAAAGAAATATTCTACAAAATGAACATCCACGCAAACGTAATCAACACCACAGCCGCCGACACCTTCCTCGATAACATCCGGAAGGACGTGCTCAAGATCACAGGCGACGCACTCAAAGAGAACAGCATCCACAATGTCGCATCGTCCTACGCAACACAAGACCCAGCGACCAAGCGAATGCTCAACTCTGCGATCTCCTACGCGGAGGAAAGTCTACAACGCTACAACGTCCTGATCGAAGGCCCGTCTGGCACAGGCAAGGAGTTGCTGGCAAGAATACTAGCCCACAAACGCAAGCCTCTCAAGGCTATGAACATGGCCGGCCTGACAGACACACTATTCCAAAGCGAACTCTTTGGCTACATGCCCGGCGCCTTCACCGGGGCAAAGAGCAGAGGCGATGTAGGTTTTCTACGCGCAGTCGGCAAGGGTACTGCTTTCCTCGACGAGATAGGCGAGCTGCCTTTGTCCCATCAGGCAAAGCTCTTAAGAGTCCTACAAGACAAGACAGTCTTGCCCGTCGGCGCTGTCGATCCCGTGCCGATTCAATGTCGCTTCGTGTTTGCAACCAACAGAGACCTCTTGAAGATGGTAAAGGAAGGAACCTTCCGCGAGGATCTATACTTCCGGATCAATGAGCTTGGTCTGAAGACTCGCTCCTTACAAGACAGAGGCATTCAAGAAATCCGCTGCGTCGCCTCGGCGATAATTGAAGAAGAAAACTGGACGCCTCTCGGCGAGCGGGAACACTTCGGCGACGAGACATTCTCCTTTGGTAACGTCCGAGCGTTGCGGAATCTACTTCTCAAGCGAGAACTCGGCGAGATTGAGCTACCCGAATATGAAACTACATGAGCTACTGCCAGATCATCCGCTGAGAAACACGGCGCTGAAAGATCTGGACAACATAACCATACAATGCAGACACACAAAATCTAAACGCGACCCTCGCACGTGGAAGATTGGTAAGGAAACATACAACAGACTAAACGATAGTTGGCAAACGAACTTTGATTTTATTGTAGAGAAGAAAGACTAAAGATATGAATCAAGAACAACAACTTATTACCATCGCAAAAGAGTATGACCAAACAAGACCGGCGTTTCCATGCCCTCCTGGGCTGCAATCAAACGGTTTCTATTCCAACGGAAACGGCATTACAATACGGGAATACGCCGCAATCAAATTGCGAGTGCCTGACAGCGGTGTGCCCTGGCTTGACGAAATGATCGTCAAGGCCAAGCGCGACTACTTCGCAGCGGCCATCATGCAAGGACTGATGGCGAGCCAATGGCAGGTTGATGATCCGTATCCGATTTACGCATACAAGATAGCCGACGCGATGATCAAAGCGAGGGAGGTGAAGCCGTGAAAGACGATGCTGTTGCACTATTTTTTGCCTTTTTGATTTTGGGTTTGGCTGGATTTTTATTGGGTCATTTCGGCACCGAATCAAAAATTCAGCGAGAAGCCATTCGCGCAGGCGTCGCGTATTACACCAATGACGCAAGCGGGTCGACGCAGTTCAAATGGAAGGAGGTCAAATGAGCAACCATAATGGTAACGCCAACAAAATGGTAGGCCAAGCCATGAGCGATACACCAAGGACGGATGCGGAGTATGAGCGTCTGTTTGAAATCTATCGAAACGCGGAACGCTTCCATGGACCGCTATGCTGCGCCTTTGAAAACGATATGAGGTTGTGTCGCCAGCTCGAACGCGAACTCAACGCAGCCAACGCTCGCATCAAGCGATTGGAGCGTGAGGTGGAACTGCTGCGACTCTACGGAAACAAGGACTGCACCGCCCAAGCCGATGAGGTGCTAAAGAAGGAGTCCAAACCATAAACGAAAAACTCAGAACAACAAAATGAACATCTTCAATCAAACCCCACCTCAGCAACATAACCCCGCCGAGCTTCTCGAGCAGGCGGAGAAGCTCCTCAACAAATCCGAGCGGCGTCAAGGCTGGCCATACTATGACCTCAAGCATGCCTTGCAGTTCGCACAGATGGTTCTTAAACTATCAAAGATCCCAACGAAGAAAGCCTCCATCAATAGCCTGACGCTACGACAACAGACCCAGACTCTGCGCGCCCGCCTCACTCAAGGCAAGGCCTTCATCGTAGACAAAGGCTACGACATTATCAAAGATCACTTCTCTGAGGATGATCTCGACACACTCAGAGAACTCACCGAGAAAGTTCAAATCTCCGTGCGCAAAGTCAACCTCATCGTCGAGGTCGTCGAGCCCGTCGAGAATATCCTCGATGCGATGACTGCGATTGTCGGAGATGTGCCTGACGAGAACGGCGAACTCTCCCCATTTAACGAAGCAGCCTTCCGCGCCGAGCTCGTTGACTTCATCAACAACGGCGAGGTCGGATCACAGGCAAGCTGGGATAACTACACTCCAAGCGCGGAGAAATATGCACGACAGCTCGCCCTGCAAGACAACACGATCATCGTCGAGTGCAGCACCAACGTCCTCATCGTGATGAAGATGAGTGAGGAGATGTTGAAAGGTCTGGAGTGATAAGTAAAACACAATCACAAGATGCAAATCTTCCTCCCATATCCCGACATCGAACAGACCGCCCGCGTGCTCGACACGCAGCGCCTGATGAAGCAGCGGGTCGAGAGTCTGCAGATCCTCAACACCCTGCAGGGTAAATCACAGGGCTGGCAAAGTCATCCCGCCGTCAAGATGGTCAAGCATTATCAAGCTTGGCTCTGTTTGTATTCCATCAAAATCTGCCAAGAAGCGCGGCGCCGGGGCTATGAAGATAACCTCTTGCCCCACTTTGAAAGAGAGCTTCTCTCATATCCTTACATCATCCAGCCACATTGGCTCGGCTCCTATCTACACACCACACACAAAAGTAACCTCATCAGGAAGAAGGCTGACTATTATGGTCCACTCTTTCCAAACATTCCACCAAACCTACCATACTTCTGGCCCTCTTAGCTATGAATCCTCTAATGCTAACCCTAATCCTGATTGCCACAGAAACAACACTCATCGCACTTCATCAAGACTTCGACGCAAAACTTAGGGCACTCAGCCAGATCGAATCCAACGACAACGACAAAGCGAAAGGACGCCACGGTGAACTCTCCCGATACCAACTCAAACGCAGCGTGTGGAAGCAACACTTCCCTGCTGAGAAAGATCAAAGACATGTTCCTTCGGCGGCCCGACGCTGTGCCCGAGCGCATCTCTGCTGGCTCGAGCTCAAGCTCTGTCTCGCCCAGCGAACAAACAATCCAGACCCCAAAGATATCTATGCCGCCTGGAACATGGGCCTTGCCGGATATGCTAAACACGGATACGCATTCAGCAAACTCCCTGCACGCATACAAGATCGAGCCCAGCGTTTCACAAACATCTACCACAGCCTCAGAAATAACCAATAACCCTATGGAAAATAATCCTCCGACATCAATAGAACCCATCACAAGCGTCGACACACTCGACACGCCGCGTAGAGAATACTTCTTCTACGCTTATCAATTATCCGAAAACGGAATGTGGTTCAGCACCATGCTCGGCCGCTCGCCACAAGAAGCGAAGGAGTCTCTGAGCTATACCAAGAATCCTATTCACCGTAAGAAACTTTGCTGCGTGATGCTCTAATATGAGCAACCCTAATCTCAACGAACTCGACCTTCTCCTCGGCCTTCCAAAACCCGTCGAAGAGATGACAGACAAAGAGCTTGAGAAGTTTCTTCTCAAACACTTTCCCCATACCCGACCAACAGGCACCGATGTTGCGTCCCTCGTAAACGATCCACTCCTCAAAGGCATAGACGTACAAGCCATCCTCAATCAAGTCAACAACTTCAAGCTCAAGAAATAACTTTTAGCTACGCGGGCATAGAACGTGTCGATGCGGCACGGCAACGGGGTTTGTGTGGTTGGTCCTCGTGGACTGAACACCGCGTAGCTTTTCTCTTTCCTCAAATAAAATGAACATCACCTATAAAGACCTCCCTCACGAAGGCATTCCCGCAACAATCCCCATCAACGCCAGCGGCCTAAAAATCTCAGCCTGTCCGCGGCGCTGGTTCTTGACGGTGTTCCTCGGCCTCAAGCCCAAGGAAGACATCACCGCGCTCACCGTCGGTAAAATCATTCACAAGTTCGCAGAGAATGTCGCTTTCGACCGTAGCGGCGAGAAGTGGCAAGAGGCTTGTATGGAAGCCTTCAAAGACGCGAAGGAGAAAAACCTCCCAACGAAAGATCAAGATCAGATCCGCAAAGCTCTGACCGCCGCGCCTCTGCAGCAGCTTCCTGTGCCGCTGAAATTTGGACAAAACAAAGGAGCTGAGTTCCACTTCAACTTCCCCATCGTAGAACATCCCGCATTTGCCTACGTAGGCACCGTCGACCTCTTGTCCATCACGCCAGCGGGCATTCTTCAAATCACAGACTACAAGACCACGCGCAAGTACGCATTCAAAGATGCCGTCGCGGGCTACGAAGGCGACACGCAGTTCTCTTTCTACTACTATATCTTCCAGCGCTTTGCGTATGAAATCTTTCGTGATGAAATAAACTACGGCAACGCTGCGTGGTATCGTCGGATGGTAATAAGAACGCTCGTCGTCCAGATCTCCCTTCCAGCCCCAGCGTGGCGCATCGGCCCCGATTGGAGCTTCTCCGCCGAGCAACTCGAAGAGTTCGGTGCCGAGCTGAAAGAACGCATACAGCTTTTCTCAAGACTAATCAACAACGCCCTCACGCACGACAAGCTTCCGCCGCCCAGCGGCAAGCTCACCAACTCCTGTCCGAGTTGCCCGTTCAAGCGCCTCTGCTTTGCAGATAACTCCACGCAGCTCGAACTCTTCCTCTCAGAGTGCGACATCGTGAAGTATGAACCATTGCGGTGGTAGATATTACCAAGGCTAAACAAAAAATAAAATGGAAACACAACAAACATCCCCAGTAAAACCACAGTGGCCCAAAACCCTCATTGCTCTCGTCGGTCCGAGTGGCTCGGGCAAATCTACATCCTTCCGCAACGTCGACCCCGCGCGCACCGTCATCTTCGACGCCGAGCGAAAAGGTATGCCGTTTCGTGTGCGTTCAGAAGGACTTGTAATCCCCATCGACAGCTACGATAAGCTCACTCTCGAACTCAACAAGATCAAGAAAGATCCGGCCAAAGACTTGGTCGTGATCGACTCTATCACCGCCGCCATCGACCAACTTCAGGTCAAGTGCGAGATGCTCTACAAGGGCTTCGACATCTGGAAGAACTACAACGACGGAATCCAGACGCTGTGCACTAACCTCAAGAGTCTCGACAAGACCGTCATCATCACCGGCCTTGAAGAAATCGTCCCAATTCAGGGGCTCGACGGCAGCATGACCACACGGCGGCGTTTGTACGTGCAAGGTAAAGAGTGGGCAAACAAAGGCATCGAGTCAGAGTGTCTCGCTGTGTGGTCTGTGTACGCCAAGAAAGAAAAAGGCAGCGACACGATCAACTATTTCTTCGCCACGCAGACCGATGGTGTCACGACGGCAAAGACCCCGATCTTCTGGGGCTTGCCGAATCCGATGGAAAACTGCGTCGTCAAGGCGCTGAATAAAGTTGCACAAGAACTCGCTAAGCCTTAACCTACAGATTGGCCCAACAAAAGCTTCCTCCGCTTTGTCGGAGATAAAGACAGAGAGAAAAACAAAAACAAAAACAAAAAACAAAATGAAAAAAGGTACTGAAGTCAAGATCGGATTCATCCCCGCCAACGTCTACAAGGTTCTCGTCCACAAGACCGAGACCCGGCAGAGCAACAAGGGTCTCAAGATGGTTGTCTGCGAGTGCGAGATCATCGCGCCCGAGACCGCCTCTGCGGCCGGCACCACCTACAAGACCCTCGGCGCCAAGGGCAACATGTATATCATGCTCGAGAACAAGAACGGCGTCGACTCCGCGCTCGAGCTTCTCTCCACGCCGCTCCAGACTATCGGCTTGTACGACGGCCTGCCCGACGACTACTCCGACATCGACGTGGCCGCGGCGCTCAAGACCCTCGAAGGCAAGGCGTTCAACATGCTCGTGCAGTCGCAGCCTGAGTATGTCACCGACGATCCGTCTAGTTCGCGTGACCTCTCCAAGGCCAAGCGCGACGAGAACGGCGACGCCATCATCAAGCGGTACAACACGCAGTTCGACTTCTCTCAAGTCAAGGGCGTCGCGACCGAGCTCTCGCCGTTCTGATCTAAGTTCCCTCAGTTAGCATATCCCATCAAAGCCGCTGGCAGACCGGATAAAGTCTGCCTTTTCTTTTCTCTTTTTATAACACCTCAAATGATAGCCCTCGTTCTCCATGGACCCTCGCGCTTTGATAAAGAGAATAACGGGATCCTTCTCGGACCCGCTGGTGATTTTGCTCGTGGTGTGCTGGTACGTCACGGTATTGATCTTGATGATCCATCTCAAACCTTCATCACCTTCGCCGACGACTTCTTCAAAGGCCACAACAAACCAAGCGGAATCAAGAAGATCATCTTCGCCGGCGCCAAAGCCCTAGATTATCTGCCCGCCGCCAAAGACAAAAGCCTCGACGCCTTCCGCGGCGTCGTTTATGTTTCTCCCACAAAGACCCAATACATCGTCACCTATTGGCCGCAAGACTGCGTCGACGCATGGGCCATGGAAGACGCCCTCGAAGGCGAAGGTGACGGCGAAGATATCCTTGATAAGGATGATGGCAAGAGCACTTCGCCGACGAAGAGAAGTAACTATAGCTTTTGGTTCAGTCAGGACGTAAAGAAACTACTAACATATGACCCCACAAAAGAAGTTCAACCTCAACCCGATACCGTCATCTGCGCCCGCAGCGACGAAGCCACAAGAGTCTTCGACCACAAAGGCCCAATCTTCCTCGACATCGAGACGCACCCTAAAACCAACACACTCACCTGTCTCGCTGTCGCCTGCGGAAATTCTCCTGTCTATTCTATTCCTGTTTACGATCACGGCGGCAATCTTAACGTTGGCGTTGTCTTTTTTGCTAAACTCATTAAAGAAATGAAGAGGCGCCGCGTTGTCATCCACAACGCCCTCTTCGATCTCTGCTTTCTCGCGGCGTTTTATAAAATACCATTCGGCACAGACATCTACGACACAATGGTCGCGGGCCATCGTATCTATCCCGAGGCCGAGAAGTCTCTCGCGCATCAAGCCACGCTGTTCTCCAACCGGCCGTTCCACAAAGATGAAGCAGGAAACTTTGATCCTAGAAATAGAGCACAATTTGAGCAGCTCCGCGCTTACAACGTTAAAGACGTTATTGTCCTCCGAGAGATTTACTATGGTCAAATTGACCTCATCGCCGGTGACCGCGGACTTCAAGATTCGGTCGATCAAGCTTCTCGATCGCTCGCAGATTACGCCTTCATGTCGCTGCACGGGATGCACTTCGACCCCGTCAAGCGGGGCTATATCGTGAGGCGCTGTGAGGAGCGCTATAAACAGCTCGCCCGCGTGCTCAAAATCCTCGTGGGCTTCGACCTCAATCCCGGCAGCCCGGATCAAGTCGTGAAGTATCTGCATATGCAGATGCGCTATAAGCCAGAGAAGACAACAGACAAAGGCGCACCGAGTGTCGCCGGGGACGCTCTCTATAAAATCAAACTCAAGCATCCGAAGAACGTCGCCATCGACGTGATCTTCGAGATGCGTCGCATGGTAAAGTTGAAAGGTATGTTAGGATTTCAGCAGTGGATTTGGGAATATTAAGATTATGGCCAAACTTACACAGAAACAATTCGAAGCGTTGATAGAGTATATCGACGCAGTCGCTGAAAAGGTAAAACCTACGTCAGATTTATATGAGTCAATTCGCTTGCATGAAGCAAAAGAAGTTCTAGCCAAAGAACTTCTCGCAAATGACACAGAAGAAATTGACCGAGCTTGGTTTAGACACAATTAAACACGACCACTAAATAAAATGAAAGACACAAAAGAAAAAGACCCACAAATCGCAGCCTCCTTTATGCGCGCCGCCGTGCATAATCCGGCAAAGTTCGGCCACTCCATCTCGATGCCGAAGCTCAACGGCTTGAGATGTATGTTTATCCCCGGCCGCGGCTTCTATTCAAGAGACGGCAAACGTTGGAATCATGATGTCCTTAAGCATATCATAGTTCCCACGATGGACTATATCATCGACGGCGAGTTGTATTGCCACGGCATGAGCTTGCAGAAGATCAATAGCGCCGTGGGCGTGAATCGTCTTGAGCCCGGTCAAGATGCGCAATGGATCACATTCTTCGCCTTCGATCTCGTCGAGCCCAAGTTCAACGCGCTCACACGGATGCTCTTGCTTGAGAAGATTCTCAACGACAATCGCGGCCGGACCAACGGGATCAGTCTAATCGAATGGGAAATCTGCAAGACCCGCATAGAACTCGATCGCTGCTATGAAAACTACATCGCCAACTTTTACGAAGGCCAAATGATCAAGAGCGTCTTCGGATCCTACATGCCACAGGGCACGAAGGAGCGCCCGACGATGAATCTCCAGAAGCGCAAAGCTTTCCTCGATGACGAGTTCTTTTGCGTTGGCCGCGTGGTCTCCACCGAAGGTAAGTGCGCTGGGAAGCTTGGCGCCCTGAAGTTCGTCACTTCTAAAGGCGTATCATTCGAAGTCGGCACGGGCTTTACGGATGAAGAGCGTGAGGAGTTTATCCGTGAAGACTTCGACTTCCGCCGCAAAGCAACGATCAAATATCTCAACCTCACCGACGACGGACGTCCATTCAATGCGTCGTTTGTGGGGTGGAGAGAGGATGTATAACCTCCACAAAATGCCCCAACCACACATCCACTGTCTGACCTCTCTCAAGGTCGCCGGCACCGGTTCGTTCCGCCTCGCCTCCGGACAATTCCTCGGCGCCTATGGAGCGAATCTCCAGAACCCAGACAAAGAAGCGCTCGATATTTACGTAGCTCCACCTAATCACACATTCGTACAGTGCGACCAAAGCGGCGCCGAGGCTCTTGTCGTGGCGCATCTTACACGACCGGGGCGCTATAGAGAACTCTTCAGCGTGGGTATCAAACCACACACCTTCATCGCTTTGCATATCTTCTGTGAGGCTATGCAATCGGTCTGGCCATTAGCCAACAAAACCCCATCTTATTGGAAATCCCTCAGCCCATCAGAGCTCAAAAAAGATCCCGACTGGAAGCCGCTCGACAAAGCAATTAAATCAAGCGATAAAGAATACAAAATCGGAAAGATGGTCTGCCACGCTTCCTCATATAGAATGCGCGAGCGAACCTTTCAGCTTCAGGCATTGAAACAGAGTCACGGCACTCTCACCCTCAGCCTCGCCGAGTGTAAAACATTCCTCGGTTTCTTCGCATCACTGTTCCCAGAAATCATAGAATGGCAAGATGAAATTGAATTTCAAATTAGAACTAACCGTGTCCTCAGGAATCTGTTTGGATTTCCACGTCGGTTCGAGCGCACTATCACTGATTCTTACATACGGGAAGGCATCTCGTGGATTCCTCAGTCCACCGTGGGCTGTATCACACACCTCGCGATCAACCGCTACAACTCTATCCGGCCAGCGCGTACACTACCGGCAATTAACAATAAACATGACTCTTTTCTGGCGCTGGTTCCTGATAGCCTTGTACAAGACACAGCAAAAACAATGCAAGAATGTCTCGCAATTTCACTCACCGGCCGAGACGGTGTGAACTTTACAATGAAATCCGAAGCCCAAGCGGGAAAGAACTGGGGAAAGTTCTCAAAAGACAATCCCAATGGGATGCGTGATTTGTAGTAACGCTGGCAAAAGAAAAGCTCCCTCCGCTTTACTCCCCATGAGACAGACGAACGACCGACTAACCCAAATCACGAACGCGATTCGTGACAAACAAAAAGAGTGGCCGCCCACGGCGCCGCCGCCCACGGTCGTTATCGTGCACGAGAGTCACCTGCCCGACGAGTTCAACCCAGATCTCGAAAAGCTCGAAGGCTTTCCAGTTGTAACCACACTACAAATCCGCAAGAACTCTGTAAGATTGGCCTACTTGCATGAGCCTATATGAAGACTGGTGCTTGTACACAAAAGACGTACAAAGTCCGCAACCGTTCGTTGACGCTGCATTCTATTTCATGATCGGCGCCGCCCTTCAAAGGCGCGTTTGGTTTGGTGACCTAGACTTCCACGCAGTATTTCCTAATCAATACATCGCATTCATCGGCCCCGCCTCGGCGGGCAAATCCCTCATCACAAGCCCGATGAAAGAACTCCTCGAACTTCCCGCCGACATCAAGTCGCCCGAGGATGATCTCGCCGCCGAGCTTCTCGGCGAGGAAGCAGAAACAAATCGCAAAGGCGCCCGGCAGCCTTTGATTTACATCGCGCCCAACAGTACCACGTTCGAACAATTCACGCAAGAGACTTCTCGCGTGGCTTATTTGCACCGCTACATAGACGAACACAACAGAAGAAAAGCATATCATCACAGCTCTCTCGTCTTCATCCTCGACGAACTAACCTCAATCTTCAAGAAAAATGCAGAACAACTTTCGGACTTTCTTCTCGAAGCTTATAACGGTGGAAGAAAGTACGTACGGAAGCTTAAGCACAGCGACACAGACTTTTGCACAAATATGTGTATCAGTCTACTCGGAAACACCACGCTCGGTAAGTTTCAAAGCTTGCAGAATCAAGATATTCTCTCGGACGGTTTTATGGCTCGGACTATTATCGTCTACGGTGTTGAGAAACGTTTCCATCTGTATTCTATTCCCCCGCTTAGCGAAGAACAGAAGGCAGCCAAAGCTCGCCTGCAATCTTACATTAGGCAACTTACATCTCTCTATGGCCCTGTATCTCTAAACGACGAAGCCAAAGAGTATATCCACTATCACTTCGAACTTCACCCGCGTCTGATCCAAACGAACAAACATCCGATGCTGGATGAATACTATGGCCGCAAGAATCTTCATCATCAGAAGATTCTGTTCGCCGTACATTTCGCGCGCACGACCGATATGGTCATAACCCTACAAGATGCTGAGGCCGCCACGGCGCACCTCGCGCGGCTCGAAAAGGACATGCACATTCCCTTCGTCGGAATGGGCCGTAATGAAAGCGCAAAGCTCACGGAGGATATCTTCCGCTTTATCAAGACTACGCAGAAAGTAACAAAGAAATCTCTCTTCGTTCGTTTTTATCAGTCGTTGAAGACGCCCGATGAACTCAATCGGGTGCTAGATGACTTGATAACAATGGATCGAATCGGTAGAATAAAAGACAACAACATCGAATACTATGCAGTCAAACAATCCAACAATTAACTTCGTCAATCAACGAGAAGAAATCATGCGCGCTGCTATGAGAAATGATTCTCACGGCAATATCGGCATAGGCGATAGCAATATCAGCATCGGGGCACAACCCTCTATCCCACCCAGCAACGCCTACATCCGCGCCCAGTTTCTCGACGAGGTAGAAAAACTCGTATGCAAAGACCGTAACGTGACACACGGCGACGCTGAGGATAACTTCCGCGTTATTGCAGAACTGTGGAATGTTTATTTGCACAATAGCCCCGGCGAGAACTGCCACGATCTCACAAACAAAGACGTCGCCATCATGATGTGCCTGTTCAAGATCAGCCGCCTCATGTCCAACGTCAACAACATGGAGAACTGGCTTGATCTCGCGGGCTACGCGGCCTGTGGCGGTGGGATAGTAAAGAAGCTTGAAGTAAAATAAGAAAAAGAAAACCCGCTCTGTTCATCACAGGGCGGGTTTTTTTGTTATTTACCTATCACCTCAATCCACTCAATCCCTCAACCAAACTCTTCCGATACTCATCTTCTCCTCTCCGCACCATATACCTTCTCAGCGTCTCACTTCCCAATCCTTCCTCTGCGCCCTCTAGCCAGCTCAGATATCTCGCGGCCTTCATCGGCTGCCTCTCCAGCGAAGGCATGATCTGATTCTGACTAGTCTTCAACTTTCTAATCCGGCTCGCGTAGTCTTCTGGTGTCGTAGCTTGCTCTCGCGCACGCGATACCAAAGACATCGCCTCTTCGCCGGTATCTTCCCCGATCTCTCCGCGTTCAAACTCCCGCTCGCTTAGGTTACTATAGCTCACACTAAACGCACCGCCCTTACTCGGCAAGCCCGACAGCGCATCATACAACCTCTGCCGACGCCGATCATCATAACGCAGGTTCTCATCCTCATCCAACCAATTCCTCGCAACGCGCAAAGCCTGCACGTGTCCGACCAGAGAATCCTTCATCAAGGCTTTCATCACCAAGCCGAAGTCTTCGCCGTCATCCAGCGCCTGAATCGCGGCCGCCGTGCGCTTGCTCACGTCATAGATCGCGTCCACAGCAGGCATCGTTGCAATGCCCTGCGCAGAACCGCCAGCGAGCGCATCCAGCGTCATCTTAACAAGATCCCCGGCGAATCCAAACGTGCCCATCTTCTGAGCCATCGTCAGGAGTTTCTGCGCCAGAAGCTGTCCTCCATCAGAACCAATCTCTCCCTGATTCTGCTGCATCCAGCTCTCAAGCTCGCGCCACGTGATGTCTTTGCCCTCGCGGTTATTCAACCATTCCTGCACGGCAGAGATAGCGCCGCCACCCAACAGGCCAATCAGCATCTGTCCGATCAGAGGCTTCATGTTGCCTTGCATCGCGGGGCGAATAGCGTATTTGACAAAAGAGTCATATTGTCCAATACTCCACTTGCTCCACGTGAGATAAGGCGCGGCCGCACTCTCAAGCACCGAAGCGGGAAGTTGTCGCATGTCATAAGAACCCTGCAACAAACGGCCAACTTGCGCCGCGAGGTCTGCGTCCGAACGAGTGCGCCAATCGGGGCTCAAAGTATCAAGCATCTGCAGAGCGTTCTTGTCGCCGCCCAGCGCCAGCTTCTTATTGATCCCCACGATCGTCTCGCCCCAACCCTGCGCGATCGTGCGCGCTACAGACTCAAGCTCATTTACAAACGTGACCTTCGACAGAACCCGCGCCGCCTTATCCATGAACGCCGTCGAGTCTTCGGCGATACCGAGAACCTGACGCATATTCTCCGCAGCATCGCGCTTGTTCAAGCCCGACGCGTAAGAGCGTTCTTTCAGCGCGGCGAAGTCTGCGATCTTATTAACGAACTGCGCCAGTCCCGCCGCGTATTCGCTGGGAGGTAGATAGGCTAAACCTTTAAACATCGACGTGCCGATGTCGCCCACCTTCGAGACGGTTCCGATCGTGGCCGCACTCGTCAGGCGACCGGCGCTCTGCAACAAGCCTTCAGTCTTCTGCGCCGGCGTTCCGCGATACTCCCGGAGAACGGACTGCACGCTCGGATCATTGATAACAGGCGCAGTGCTTTGAAGAACATTCGCCGGGATAGGCTGATTATTCAACATCGTCTTCGCGCCCAGCGCAGCCATCGCCACAGGCGAACTCTCAACATGCTGCTGATACGCGAAGTCCGTGGCCGAACGACGCGTATAGTTATTCAGAATGTCGAGAATGTCATTACTGCGCCAGCTCGGCGGCAGAGGATAACCTTCAGGCTTACGCGCGCCGGAGAACGGAATGCCGCTCTCGATGCCGGGCCGCTGAGCCGTGATGTTTTGCATGTCTTCGAACTTCTCCTGCGCATAGCGCTGAGCCTCGGCGAGAGAAGCGCCGTCGGCCTGCTTCAGTTGAGTGTTCCAGTTGATGAAGTCCGCCTTGAGCTTATCCCACTCAGGCGATCCTTGTTTCGTGGTGAGGACATCCTTGACCGCATCCGCGATTGCGTGCAGAGGGAAGTAAGTCGGATTAGAGCCACGCGCCCGAAGCCCCGCGGTGTCGCGCACCATGAAGCCTTTGGAGTTGTAGTCGTTGACGATCGCCGGCAGATAATCCTTACGGATTTGATCGTAGGCCGCGCGGAGATCGGGCGCCGGCGTAGAACGCACACCGGAGTCAAACTCATTAGCGAGATGATTGAGCAAGCGCACACGAGCTTCTTCAGGCAGCTTAGTCGTCAGAGAATACTTACTCGACCATTGACCTTGCTTAAAGTCGCGGGTGTTATAGGCATTTCGCACACTCCGAGCGACCTCAGCGAACGGGCCGCCCTTTGAGGCGAGATAGTCGAGTTCGGCTGGGGTCTTTGCCTCGGAGAGGAGGGAGCGTTGATAGCGAATGTCGGGACCCTGAACACGCAAAAGCTGTTCTGCTGCTGAAATATCAAGCTTTCCAGTTTTTGGCAACGACTTTTGGTAAGCCGCTAGAAGCTTCAACGCTGAGTCTTCTCCGAGTAAATCGGTCAACTTTGCGGCATCTCCGGCAGCATACTCAATAGCTTGCGATAGATTTGGAAAAGCTGCTTCTGGCGAAGTCTTGTCCCAAGTTACACCAGACAAATCATGAAAAATTGAATCACGACCCGGTACAAAATAATCCGCGTATGTTTTACCAGCTATTTTTGAATAAGCAGGTTCCCAGTTTTTAGCATCAGCTTCAAATACCTGATTTAGCCAAGATTGCTGATCTAGCGGAACGGCTTTGGTTGAAGGCTGGTAGACGCCTAATTCGCCAACATACTCCTCTGTATCTGACGCAGCCGCCTTCAGCGCATTTTCATGCGACATTCCACGGGCAATACGCTTTTGGTAACCTTCTCTAAAATCTTGTACGGCTTTTTGGTAATTTTCATTTTCACCACGCTGCATCCTCTCCTCACGAGCCTTTGGAGCGATGACACGCTCAGCGAACTTGCGAGTAGCGTCTTCTTCTCCGCGTTGATAGCGTATATCTCTGCTCTCTGGAGAGAAGGTTCCTCTGTTCGCAGTGGCGGATTTGACTTGTTCAGGATTGAATGCGACGTAAGTCGTATCCTTACCAGACCCAAAGATCACACCATCATGACCCTGAGCTTTTAGCTGAGTGAAATAATCACCCAAAGCTTTCTTATAGTTTGTTGCATAGCGAATAACATCAGGCCACACTTCAAACCTTGCAGGATTCTTAAGCGACACATATGCAGGAATAACCCGAGAAGCCGTATTCGTAGGCTCCATCGAATAACCTACACCTCGACGATAACCCATGCTATCGTTTTGCATCGCATAATTTGACGCAGTATCCGGATCTGGTGTAAACCAAATACCATTCTTGTTACCTTTGAAAGAAGTGAAGTCAACATCCTTTGATGTACCATGATAAACCACCAAAGGCTTACCCTGTTCGTCAACAACCTGACTCTCACCAAACCAATTCTTGAACTCAGGCGTCTCCTGCTGAGCACGCTGCAACCTCTCCTCTCCACCCTTCCCAACAGCAACACCCTTCCAAGGCACAAGCTCCGTAGTCGCATAATGCAACCAGCGTGCAGCATCTTCGGGACTAAGACGCATCCCAACCATGCTCTTCAACGAAGCCTTCAGCGCACTAAACCAACGACGAATCTCACCCTGAGGCACGTTAGGATAACGCTCGCCAAAAGCCTGAATGACGCCTTCTTCGAGGGCGAGATCACGCGCCCTTTGTTCGCTCACGCCTTCTTTCAAACGAGCTTCATACTCAGCCTTGAATGCCGGAGAGTCTTCAGCCGTCTGCATCAACGAACGCTTCATCCGCCCGCCAGCCGACCTCGCAAAGACATCATGACCGATCTCATGAATTGCGGTGTCAGGCGTGGCCGCATTAGCGTCGATGTAAATAACGCGCTCGCCAGCCTCGTTCGTGAGATACGCGCCACGAATACCTTTAGCCTGCTGCTCGGGCGTAGTAAACTCAAGCTTCAAGCCACGACGTGCAGCCAACTGCGCCGCCGCGTCAAGATCAGCTTGCGTGATTTGACCTTCGCCGCCCGCACGCTGAAGCTTTGCTACCAACTCATCAGCAATAGCGCGAGCGTCAGCGAGTTCTTGTTTAGCACGGGCAATATCCGGAGCACCTTGCTCGGCCACACCGCGACGAATCACCGCGGGCGCACGCTCAGCAAGTCGCAGCAACTCAGCTTGTCGCGCCTGCAAAGCCTCAAGACGCGCCGCAGCCTCGTCACTCAAAGCCTGCGCGGCCTCAAGATCCCGCAGCTTCTGCAGCTCAGCGGCATTCTGCTCAGCCTCAATCCGGGCATTTTCGGCCTGAATCTTCTCAGCCTTCGCGACTTCTTCAGGCGTAGGCTTGAGAGCTTGCTCAAGCGGCGTACCTTCTTCGGCGGCAGGCGCACGACCAAGAACCTCATCAGTCGTGGCAGGCTGTCGAGTAACGCGCTCACTCGGAGGAGTCCAATCGGCAGGCGCCACGCGAACGCCACCCTCAGGCGTAAAAGCCCCAGCGCGTTCACGACCAGCGCCCATCATCTGACCAGTAAACTCTGGCGTAAGTTCCGCCCGAGCAAAAGCCTGCTGCAGATATTTATCAGCCTTGCGCAAAATAAACTCCTGCAATTCTGCAGGATCATCACGAAGATTTCCGACGAAAGGATCATTTGCAAGATCCTGCACAAGATCCTCAGGAGGATTTTCCTTAGCAATCCGCTTGAGAGCGCCCTCGATCGCGACACGATTCTTTTCGATATTCGCAGCGCGCGGATCAATGATCTCGTCAAGACTTTCGGCTGGTTTAGTCTCGCCACCCAATAACTCAGTCGCCCGAGCAGAAGCAGCTTCGTCTTCCGCTAAAGCGGTCTCTCGTGCACGAGCAGCCTCAGCAGCAGCCAGCTCCACACGACGCCCTGCAAGATCAAGACGCTCTGGTGCGGCCGCCTCAGGCGTCAAAGGCTGCAAACCCAGCCGACGACCGATTCGCGTGGGATCAGAGAACAAACTACCCAACGCAACATCAGCGGCAAAGCGCGGCCCAGAAAACTCGCCGCCCTGTGCGAGATCAACAAGCTGCCCGGCAGTAGCACCCGCGACATTTGCCCCCACATTTACCGCCGCAGGCATAAAAGCGGTCCGCGTAGCTTCTCGCGACCCACCCATCGCAGGAGCCGTAAGGCCTTTGATACCACCAAACGATGGACGCAAAGCCAAAACATTAGGCGCAAAGCCACCTAGATAAGAAGCGACAGGTTGATCAGTTTGAGCGCGAGCCAGTTCTTGCTGAACTTCTGGAGCAAATCTTTCCAGCGCAGCCTCTTGAAGCTTGCCGGCGCCATAACCGCCAACGAGACCGCCGCCGATAGCACCGATAACAGTGCCGGGCAGGCCTGCGAAAGAACCGCCCAGCGCGCCAGCTTTAGCGCCCGCGGCAAGTCCGGCCGCACTAGGCAGCACACTCCCCAAGAAAGAAGTGCCGAACGCCCGAGGCACAGACATTACTTCTCGCTGAGGTTCGGCTACAACCTCACGTTCAATTACATTACCCTGTGCGTCAATATCGAACTCGACAGGATCGTAGCCGTTATCAATAAGCCATTGACGTTGTTTTGCAGTCATATTGGTGATTATTAGAACATTGACGGACCGAGATCCTGACCAGCTTCTTCTTGCATTCTGCGAATACGTTCGCGATTTTCAGCCTCTTGTAGACTACGAGACTCAGCCAAACGCGCCGTACGCTCAGGAGTCATAATACGAGGCATATCAAAAATAGCTCCCATACCCGGCAGCGTAAGAAGTCTATCGCTCAAAGTAGCATAGCGTGGTTGGCTAGTGGGCTCAGCCGCACCCATTGTCGGAGCAGTTCTGCCGGGAGCAATAACGCCACCGCCCGGAGGAAGTTGTCCAGCCGCGCTAATAGGTTGACCAGTCGCCGGATTAACGTCTCCTTCACCTTCCTCGCGCGCAGGTGCTGTACCGGGTTGCATCAATTTACGAAGCATCCCGCGAGTACCTTTTTGTTTTCCGTATGAAGGAGTCCCCGGAGTATACTCCATAACATTACCTTCACGATCAGCGAAAACATTGTCACCGAGTCGGGTAAATCCGGGCGGCTTAATTGCCTCACGACGCAATCGGCGTTCAGCACGGCCTTCTTTACCACGAAAAGTTCGTTCACGCTCACCTTCTTCTCCGCGAAATGCAAGCTCTGTGGTTAAACGCTCCCGAGCGGCATCTCGATTAGCCCTAGCCTCAGCAATCGTTGCATCACGATTAGCCGTACCTTCACTCAACTTCAACGCACGATCAAGCGCAGATTCAGCCGCCTGAAAATCACGAGCAGCTTTAGTCTGTGATGCCGTAAACTCCCGATCTTCTTTCTTTAAACCACGCTCAGCTTCAGTACGCAGTCGAATCTCTTCAGCAAGATCCTCACGTTTGGCTGCACGCTCTTCTTCACGCAAAGCCTTATCACGCATCTCGGCCGCCTGCTGCTGTTGAGCCTCAACATTCAGCTCATTAGCACGATTGCCGAAGATACGACTAAACACGCCGCCAATGCCCGACGTTCCCTTATACGGAACATTCTCGCCGCCAATCGGCTTACTGGAATCAAATGCCGGATTAGCCTCGCCCGGCGACCGGAGCGAAGAAACCAAACCCATCAAAGATCCAGCGTCATAACGAGGTGAGCGTCCCTGCGCCGCAATCGGGGCTTGTCCCTTAGCTAGCGGAACCTCCGGAGTTTCCTTTGCGGCGGCCTTGCTCGGCTGCACAAAATCACGGGGCAACCTAACAGGCTTTTTATAAATAGGTCGAAAGTTAGCCTGCGGCACACGATATTCTTTGATAGCCATAAATCAGAGCGGATAAAGTCCAGAGTTCCACACACCGGCAGCGAGGCGAAGATTCATTACGTCATTAGGAACACCGGCGCGAGCGCCCATGTCTTCCCACGTGGCAAAGTAAAGATCCTTCAAAGGCTTGAAGATCCAACCATAACCTTCACCATAAACGTAATACTTTGCGTAGCTGGTGATGGGCTTGATAAGAAGCCAATTAGTCAGCTCGCGCGCGACAGAAGACTTCTTCATCAGCGGCACAAGCCAACGACTCATGCGGCGATAGCCTTCGCGCTTCTGGAGAGAATACTCAAGATCACGCAACACGCGAACTTCATCAGGAATATTGTCCCAGCCATAATAAGCCTCAGCAAAAGTCCAGCAGCAGGCAAGATTTGACACGCCTTGAGCTGCCCCAATACCCTGCGTAAACTGATCAAGCGCACTGCGCCGCGACGCATTGATTTGATTCTGCTGCTGCCGCATCTGCGCAGTATTACCGAACAGGTTCATTCCCATCGCATTCGACTCTTGTCCGACCTCGCGCGCGGCCCCAGAACGCTGCTCTCCAGTATTCACCGATGGTCTGCCAGTCGTAAGCTGGAACGTGTCAATGCGCGACGACAAAGGCTGAACGGCGCCCGCAGCCAACTGCGCCGCACCAGCAATCGCACTCTGCCGTTGCGCCCGGCGAGCCTCGCCAGCCTGCCCGAACGCCATCGCATTAGCCACGGTCGAAGTGGCCGTCGGAGTCGCGCCAGTGCCACGAGCAAAGTTCTCGCGCGCCAGAGACCTCTCAATCTCGGCGCGCTCACCGCCACCGAGCCCCGCGTTGGGGTCGAGCAGTGAACCCTGCAAGCGTTCAAGATTTGCCAGCGCCAACTCACGCGCACGATACGCTTCAGGATCAGCCTCCCTTTGCGTGCGCATTGCCTCACGAACGAGATCCCGACCGGTCCCGCGAACGATACCGAGATCGGTCTCGGCTTGCGCCTGAGCATTCTGTCGTGCGATCTCAGAGCCAGTCTTCGCAAACTGAGGCCCAAAGCGCGCATAAAGATCAGCATTCAACTGCTGCTCACGCGGCGAAATCTCCTCGCGCAGCCGCTGCATCTCAGGCTCATACTGCCGCGCAGCTGCAATCTGCTGCTGAATCATCGGGACAAGATTCTCCCGATAAGCCTTCATTACCTCAGCCATCGACTCTTGCGTTGAAGGCGCCGGCGGATCTCCGTTGATAAAGAATCCCATAGGGATTCCATTATCGACCTCAAGACGCGTAGATTCCCAGACAATCGAGTGTCCGAGAACCATTGCGAGATTATGCTCGAATGTTTTCATTGTTTAACAAAATCTGAAACTTTATACTGCACATTCTTCTTACTTTTGCGACGCGCCCCGCTTACAGTCCAGCCGGGGTAAAGTGCTTGCCATGCTCCTAGAGCTTGACGCAGACAACCACGATCGCCAAGAATATTCAAAATGTGAATGTCTTTACGGTCCTTGTCCAACACACACCACAAAGCTATTAAAGGCATTTCATTCTCGCCTTCGAGAACAAACAATTCGCTGTCCTCTCCTTTCAAAATGCGATCACAATGCATCACAATGTCAA